GTTAAACAACAACAAGGACTAATACCATGATGAAAATCTTTTTAAACATTTCATGTATGCTTTCGTTTTTGTCGTATCACTCGCATGGATCGGTGTGGCTGGTTATGAGATCGGTGGTTGGATAATGGAAACTTATCCAAACTCACCCTTGGCATGGCTGGTTGTACCTATTGTGTGTGCATTGGTTGGCACCACAGTGTATGCCTACGAGGCTACCAAGACAGAACTAAGATACTCTAAATAATACAAAGGGCCTTCGGGCCCTTTAATATATACATACATTATATGAGCAAACCAGGAGATTACTTACTAGACGCACTACGCAGTCATGCCATGGGACAGATCGAGATGCATCGTGCCAACGTTGACACCTACAGATTGAATCCAGCAGGCATCGGTGAACATTCCGATCTCACACAAACCATAGAAAAAGAATTGTTAGAGATTGCCAAGTATGACGACATACTGGATGTGTTGGAAAAATATTTCCAAGATAGGAAGAAGTTACCACTCAATGAGTAGAATAGCAGGCAAAGTTTGGGGACAGACAGAATTAGTGCATGCCAATGGTGTGCTAGAATTCCACAGGATAGAATACAAGGCCAAGGGCACTTGTTCTAAACATCAACACAAATTCAAATGGAATGGCTTCTTTGTAGAGTCAGGAGAGATGATTGTTAGAGTTTGGCAGAACGATTATGATCTAGTTGACGAGACTGTACTCAAGGCCGGAGACTTCACACAGGTCAAACCGGGAGTTTACCATCAATTCGAAGGTGTCAAGGACGGTGTGGCATTCGAACTGTACTGGGCAGAATTTAATCATGACGACATACAGAGAGAAACTGTAGGCTACGTCAAGAACGGTAATCCACCAGCAAAAAAATAAATGGACTTTTCCCATACTGTCAGTTTTCCGATAACTGAATCGATGGATGATGACAGACAGAAATACTTCAAAGAAAATTGCAGTGACGACGAACTGACTTGTGTGTTTGGACAGGTAGAAAAACTACGCACACTGCATCGCAATCGGACACAACAGATGGTTTACATCTTTACAGATCATCCAGGACTACCTCGTCCGTCGAAGGCAAAGGGCAACACCAACTATGCGATAGACTGGGGAGACATGTACTTCGAAGAGTTCAACACTATCGCTGGCCACATTCCTGTCACTATAGTAACACCGGATACAAGTCCAAAACATACCTACAATGCTCAATGCCATAAGAATAATCTGCCTGTACAGGATATAACTTTTGTTTCTGTCGCCAATTGGTGGCAAAACTTTTTAAGAAAATTAGTGTTACACAAGAAAGACGTTGATCAAATTGATTATGGATGTGACAAACTTTTTGTGATAATGAACGGGAAGCCTACCGGTCCACGCATTGCCATGATGTTGAAACTCGCCAGCAAAGGATTACTTGAACACTCGCACTGGTCGTGGCATGGAGAAAAAGATTCGAAGTTGCCTATCAGAACACCAGGGTTTGCAGTCGACCAAACTAGGACACTTGGTGTTATGCTCGACAGGGACGAGTCCTACCTGTTGCCAGCAGAATACCACGACAGTTACATAGATGTACAAGTAGAGTCACTGATGCATCCAGATGCAGTCTACATCACAGAGAAAACAGTCAGACCTTATCTGTGCTTGAAGCCTTCGCTGTGCTTGAACTCCTACGGACATTACAACTATCTAGAATCAATTGGAGTCAAATTGTATGACGAGTTGTTCAACTATGATATCATTGAACAACCAACAATAGACAAACGCATATCAGGTATCGTACAAAACTTGAAGACCCTATTAGAATTATCCAAGTATGATCTAGAGGACAAGATACGATCTATAGAATCAAAAATGAGATACAACAAAGAATTGTTTAGTAATCTAGTCAACGAAACAATGCCAACAAAAGAGATACAACACCTGTTGGATAGAAACATATTTCCAACTGATTGTGTGTTCATAGAACAAAGACCGATAAAAAGCCATTTGACAAACCTTTAATCGAAATGTAATATATAAAGCATAAGAACGTTTTAACAAAGGACATCATCTTATTATGTTGCAGACTAAAATCGACACTGTAAAGAACTGTGTGATGCAAAGAGGCAACGATTCAATATCATTCAACATTAACACCACCCAACACTTGTCCACAGTGACTTATTTCTTTGCCTTCGACGGGTTCTCGGAAACCAAGACATGCAACATGAACGAGGCACAGGACAGGTACAACAACGCAATTAAAAACGGATACAAGATAACGTGACTTGGGAGGCATTCAAAGATGCTAACAGGCTTCTTTGGATGGACAAGCGACGCCTAGTACCTGCCGATTGGTCCAACAAAGAGATAGAATCCATGGCAGATAGATGCTTTCGCAGGCTGTGGGGCAACCATGAAGCAGTGTATAAGATAGATGGTTTCGAAGAAGCGTTCAATAAACAGTTTAAAAAGTACATCAAAAATTAAATACAGTATGCAACATGTATCAGACAAGTGGTACAGTCCCAATGTGGACCGTGCTGTTATCAAAGAACTAAAGAAAAGAAGTGATGCACCAGGTTGGCAACACATGATCATACTCTTTTCATTGCTCGCACTGGCAGGTGCAGGAGCAGTGTACACATATGGCACTTGGTGGTTCTTGTTGCCATACTTCATCTACTGCACACTGTGGGGAGGTTCTGATGCCATATGGCACGAGTGTGGACACAGGACAGCATTCAAGTCAAGGAAGTTGAATGACTACTTCTACTATATTGCCAGTTACATGGACAACTTCGAACCAATACGTTGGCGTTGGAGTCACACACTGCATCACTCTTACACAGGATCGACTGATCCACATGACTTCGAATCTGATCATCAGATATTTGCAAAGCCAAGTCTGTTTGGGTTCATACTGATGTTTGTGCCCGGCTCTGCTTTTTTAACACTGCACAAATCATTGTATGTAGAAATTGTACAACACGCACTAGGCATCAACACCAAGGTCATGCGTGAAGCAGTACCACAACAAGAACAATGGAAGTGCATACTGTCATCTAGAATATTTGTTGCAATATGGATAGGATTGATTGCATGGTCCATATGGGCATGGACACTGTTGCCTGTGTTGTTGTTCCTTGTGCCTAAGTTTTTTGCCACACTGAACATTGTGTGGGGCATCACACAGCATTGGGGACTGCCGGAGAATGTCAAAGACCATAGACTGTCCACAAGGTCAGTCAAACTTAATCCACTGTTCAGTTTCATATATTGGAAGATGGAGTACCACGTGGAACATCACATGTTTCCAATGATACCAAGTTACAATCTACCTAAATTGAGAAAAGCAATAGAACACGAATTACCTGCACGCCAAACACTGTGGCAAGCCTATAAACAAATTATTCCGGGTGTAATTAAAAAATCAAAAGATAAAAACTATTCGATCAAGATGCAGTTGCCTGCCGAGGCATAGACTTTAAACTCTGTTTATTATAAAAGTCAATTGAAGCAAGGTTCTTCGCTTTGCTCTCGCACATCATGTCAAAGTAATCTGTGAATGTGTATGCCCACTCGTTCACAGCATTGTTCCAATAAAAGTCTGAGTGTGCTCTAAGTTTTTGTTTCTTGTAACCGTCTGCCAGCAGTGTGTCCATGTCAGGACGTGTGTTGGGATCATGATCAACCAATATGTCTTCACGTGACACAGAATAGTGCAGTGCAGGACGTTTACCACGCCATGAATCTATCACTCGCTTGACCCTGTCATCTGTTGCTGAAATGTACTCCCCGGTGTTGACCCAATGATGATGTATGTCCAAAACCAATGCACAGGTCTTCTCAAGTTCAAGTGTGTGTTCCAATCCCCATTTGTTCTCGTCATTCTCTATAGTGATTGTGTTTCGAGCCTCGGGTGTCAGCCTACGCATCACGTCAATGATGCCTTGTGGACCTTGTCTGCCCGCTATGTGTACGTTGATTTTGAAGTCTTGGAACTCTTTGCCGTAACCCATCCAACGAGCCATGTTCACATGATACTCGAACTCTTCTATCGAACGTTCCACGATGTCCGGATTGTCGGATGCCAACACAGTGAACTGTCCTGGGTGCATACTCAATCGCACACCCTTCTCTCTCGCAAGGTTGCCACAACGCATGAAATGTTTCTCACAGTATGCAATCACACTACGGTCTTTCCAGAAGTACTTCCATGTTGCCTCTGTGGCCACAGGCAGTACGGGTGACGATATGCGAACCATTCTCAGTTCTGCGGGCAGTGTGCTGACATAACCAATCAGTTGATATATGCTCTCTATGTTGTGTTGCATCAGTTCCCACAGTCGTTCTTCTGCTTCATCTGGGTGCTGTTCATTCAACCAACGCACTGTGGTGGCCCTACAGTTGTATGGTTGTTCTTGTTCCTTCAACAGTTTGGGTTTGAGTGTGCGATCTGGATGCACATACTTGCAGGCGAATCCGATCCTCATACGTTGCTCGTCTGGTAAACATAGTTCATAAATTTCATGTCTGTGTATTCCTCGTCCACCTGTTGTTCGAATGTGCGACCCGGAGGTGCTTGGGTCCGATGTGTTGTGATAGGTCTTGAATCTCCCCTGATGCGTTGTCTAAGTTCTGTTGTGGAGTATGCATGATCTCTTGTATTATACACTATGTCTATTGGTAAGTCATCTCCCGTGAATGGTTTATCCACATAGTCCGCTCCTATGATGCGTACATCCGGTTTGATCATTGTGAGCCATTCCACCAGTTCTGATTCCGTTTGGTATATCTTGACGTCATCCACCCAACGTATTGCCTTCAGTTGTATCTCACGTTCTGGCAATGACTGTGTGGGTGATTCCTTGGAGTCTGGTCTGTCTATGCTGGGATCTGTCTGCAACAACACTGTGAGATGATCACAGTAGGATCTGGCTTCTTCCAACATCATGCAGTGACCCGCGTGTAGCAGATCAAAACAACCAGCAGTTACTCCTCGCTTCATTGTGTTAGTATAACATTTTAGTTGGATGTGTCAATGGCATTTGGGTACTCTCTGACAAAATGTTTTACCAGGTCGCGTTCCGCCCTGCGATTCAGTTTCTGCCATTTGGCATGTACCACACTGGCTGATTGGTAATCCACGTGCAACCCGAATGCTGTGTTCAGTTGTGCCAACCAGGATGCATCCAGTTCTCCCTGGAACAGTGCATCCACCGACAGTGCGGTGACGTTGTCATGTGTGCCGGCAATGGATCGCCAATGATCGATCTGGCGCTGTGTCATCTGCTTGAAGTATCGTTTGGTCACATTGTTGAGGTTGGAGTTGAACTTGAGATAGTGATGGTAACACGTCTCTGGGTCCACCGTGGTGAACACAGTGGGTTCCACACGCCATCGATCGTCCACGGAATGATCAGGGTGTTGCACAGTGATGAACGGATCCAATGGTGCACGGAATTGGTGTTCTATCTGCATCCAGTTGTGCCACGACCTGAAGTCGGTGTACACGTCCTTCAACAGATATTCCTGTGTGTGCTTGTCCGTGACTGTGCTGAGATCGAAAGAGTGATCCAACAGGCACATGTTCCTCACATGATTGCCCAGTCCACCCACACACGCTATTACCAACATATGATGTAATTATTTGGTGGTTGTGCCCGAACAGAATAAATATGACACAGTATATGAAAGTACTGGAAACAACATCAACCACATTTCCGGACGTGGACCTTTCAACCACAATAGAACAAACCAGGACAGATGGCAACACCAGATTGTTGCATGTCACAGGCTTCTGGTCAAAAGATCACATCGATTCGTGGGTGTTACCACGTTGGCGCTCCATATGGGAGCCACGAGGCATCGACCTATCAGTCGAAGGAACCACTTTCAGAGTGGTCAAGATAAAAGACGTTTGATCAACCGTCTGCTTGTTGTGTGGGAGTTGGTTCTGCTGGTGCAGAGTGCCAAGGTTTAGCGTACCATATCGCACCTGCAATCACAACGATCACCACTGCCCATAACCATTTGTTCTTTCGCATACTGTTATTTACAGGTTCGTGTTTGGGAATTTTATCGGTATAAAACGGCACATACATAGTTATGAATGGATCGCTACAGGGTAATAGAATCGATGGCCAGCACAGGAGACCACTGATGGATCTGCACCATGCAACAGAATTGAGAGATGGATGGGTCTGGCCCACTGATGATCGTCGTTGCTGGCGTGCCACCATGCGGCACATCCACATGCCACAAGACATCATGCAACACTGCACACACAAGCGAGTGGTGGTGCAGGCTGGTGGCAACTGTGGCGTGTATGCTCAACTGTATGCTCAACAGTTTGATGCTGTGTACACATTTGAACCAGAACCAGTCAACTTCTATTGCCTCACACAGAACACAGTGCATGATCACAATGTTCACAAGATACAATCATTCCTAGGTCAAGGCACAGAACACACTCAATCCATGCACAATCCTGCTGATCAACAATCAGAAACCAACTCAGGCATGTTCACACGTGACCATCAGTGGGGTGTGATACCTGTGCTGGCCATAGATCAACTGGGGCTCACGCATTGTGATCTCATACATCTTGACGTGGAGGGTGGTGAGCCAGATGCACTGCAGGGTGCTGAACACACCATTTGCACACATCGACCCATGATCTGTGTGGAATGGTTTCAACATCGTGATCAATTGACTGCACTGCTGACTGAGTGGGGATACCACACCATAGGATTGGCCGGCGGCACTGACATGATGTGGGTGCATGGCTAATTACATGATCACAGGAAAAGACGTGTGGAGGGCGCCTAGGTATCGCGGTTAGGCCCACGCATGTAGGTCTTGGACGGAGAATATCTCCACCAATGTTTCAGTCTTTGGATGTATGCGTGTATTGTCCTCATCACTCATATATATGATGTGACGGAAGAAAACCACATCAAATCAGCAAATGCCAAGCACAGGAGAGCGAAGCGACTGCGTTCGCACCGGTTGAAACGCAAAGGTCGTAGGGATAGATCTGGCAACACCGGCAAGAGAGAATCCGTCAGTTGGAGCAGACTGTAGCGAAAAGGGTGCTACACCCAAAAAAAATTCCGTGCGTATTTTTTAGATCTGTGAAAATGCAGTGATGACTTCACTTATGGCCAGCATGCCATCTGAGTTGATGTCCATGTGCAGTGCAAGTGTGCGTACAAGTGCAGACCATGAATCTAACGACAGTGTGTGTTCGAACATGGCATATGACTTGTGTATAAGTGTGTGTAGTTCTGATTGATCTATGTACGAGTCCATGTCGAGGTCGAAAGCATAAAACAGTTGCTCTAGACGTTCTATTGGTATGTTCACTGTGGTCACACGCATGTAGATATGTACCCGAACCGGTAATAGTGGTTAAAAAATTGCTGTGCAAAAAATTAACAATTAACTACTTTATTTGTGGCCTGGCAGTTTTATTGACCCCACCTTAGCGCCATGCTGTGTGTGTTGTGTGTATTGTGTGTATAATGTCCCGACCTCGAG